ACCGGATGGCCGCGCGCCCCCCCCCCCCTCACGCGCGCTCCCCTGGTGCTGTTCTGGTACGCGCTCTCTCATTGGTGCTGGTCCTTCACGCGCCTTTGTTTGAGTGGCCTTTAATTCAAATTAAAGGATAATACTTTCTCGCGCGAATGGCTTTTATGATTTGAATTATTGTCGCGCGATGACTGACTATGGCCCATTGTACTATGTGAAGGACGTGGCTATATTTGGACCATGTCGCTGAGTTTATTTGTGTCTAACGTTAAATGAATTGTCTATAAAATTAAGTGGTCATGTGCGTCATGTACAACCAACTCAGCGTTTAACCACGTTTATATTGTTTAGTCCATTATTATTGTATGATAATGTATCCTTCTAAGATTAAACGTGGTTTTTATTATCCTTATCGACGATTTAATACACGTAGCAATTTGTTTAACCGTTCAACCGCTGTGAAACGACATGATGCGAGACGTCGAAGAGGTCGATCTGTCAAGCCCACTGATGAGCCCAAGATGTCGGCCCAATCCATACATGAGAATCAGTATGGCTCTGATTTTGTCATGGCCCATAATTCAGCTATCTCTACGTTCATCAGTTTCCCAGACTTGGGCAAGATGGAACCGGGTCGAAGTAGGTCATATATCAAGTTGAAACGACTTCGTTTCAAAGGGACTGTGAAGATTGAACGTGTGCAATCGGATCTGAACATGGACGGGACTGTCCCCAAAATTGAAGGAGTTTTCTCCCTTGTTGTTGTTGTGGATCGTAAACCCCACTTGGGTCCAAGTGGTTGTCTGCATACATTTGACGAGTTGTTCGGAGCAATCATTCACAGTCATGGCAATCTCAGCATTGTCCCTTCTCTGAAAGACCGTTATTATATTCGCCACGTGTTCAAACGTGTATTGTCATTGGAAAATGACACGCTGATGGTCGACGTCGAAGGATCTACTTCTCTATCTGACAGGCGTTTTAATTGTTGGTCCACTTTTAAAGACGTGGATCGTGATTCATGCAAGGGTGTTTATGATAATATAAGCAAGAACGCTCTGCTAATTTATTATTGCTGGGTGTCCGAAACGCCTTCAAAGGCCTCTAATTATGTATCTTTTGATCTTGACTATGTTGGCTAACTCAATAAAATTTGTTTAACCAAATTTATTTATCTTATTATGATATATCAAAAGATAACATTTATTTCAGTGATTTGGCCTGATTAACCTGACAATTACTATTAATACATTCCCGGACTGTAGTTCTGACTATCTCATTCAACTGGCCCATTGACATTGTGATGTTTGACTCCGCTCTCTGGGCTCCCACAATGGAAGCAGACTCTCCTGGGTCTAGAACGCTGGTCCCCAGTCTGTTTAGGTGTCTGTATGGATAGAGTTCGTTCTCCACTTCTGATTCCGCATCTGACTGGGCCGTTCCTATTGTACTTCTGGAAGCCCATGATTCACCAGGCCTGATCTCGATTGGGCCGCGTAACCCAACCCTGGACATGGACGCGCATCTGATGGGCTTCCTCTCCCATTTCCCATAGTCCACATGAGAAAAGTCCACATCTTTGTCTGTGAACTGTTTGGACAGGATCTTCACTGTTGGTGCCCGGAAGGGGATGTCGACCGAGTGTTTTGCTGTGGACAATTTCAGTTTCCCTTTGAATTTGGCGAAGTGAGTCCGTTGATGAACATTTGTATCGCAAACGCGATAGTACAACTTCCATGGAATTGGGTCTTTTAATGAGAAGAACGAAGCCGAGAAATAGTGGAGATCTATGTTGCACCTGATCGGAAAAGTCCACGACGCCTGTAAAGACTCATTGTCTGTCATTCTTTTGTCGTGAATCTCCACGATTACTGACCCTGTGGCGTTGATCGGAACTTGTTGTCTGTATTCTATGACGCAATGGTCTATCTTCATGCAGCTACGACTGAGTCTAGCTGTTAATTGCGACGCCGTTGAAGGAAATTGCAGTATTATCTCAGTTAGGTCATGAGAAAGTTGATACTCGTCTCGGTGAGATTCTATGTAATTGAAAGCGTTCGGAGGATTGACCAACTGAGAATCCATATGAAGAAGAAAGGCCGCGCAGCGGAACTGATTGCTGAAGTTGAATCGGAAAGAAGATGAACAACTGACTATGAAGATGATCAAATCTGGAAAGCCCTCCTTTGATCTCGAAGGAGGTAAATGTATAACTTTCTATCTGGGTTTGAGAATTTCAGATGTTTAAGAAGATCAGTTGTTTCTGACGGTTTCTGTGTTTGAGAATGCTTGAATATGGAGATATATGAAGAATAATTGTTTTTGAGAAAGGAAAGAGTGTTTAGTAAGAGTTTAATAGAACTCAGAAAATGGAAGAGGTTGTATGTGATCCCAGACTTGTTGGGATTCTGGTATTTATATTGGTAAAGTGTTCATCCAGTGGTGGTATTTCTGTAAATATGGGATGTTCCCCCCTTAGCTCTCTCGCTCAAAAGTCTTAACAATTGGGGGAACTGGGGGAACTTATATAGTAGAAGTTCCATAAGGCAATGCAACACGTGGCGGCCATCCGTTATAATATT